ATAGACCCCAGTGATGGTAAATTCTTTGTAGCTAAGAAAGGTGTATTCAACAAGACACCACTATTATACAAGTCTACACAAGAGATAAACAAAGATAGTAAATTACCACAAGCACTAAAACCAGCCTTCACAATCGCGCTACAAGAATTTAGCAAACTCGGAATCAAGGGTGTATTACAGGGTGACCTAATGTTCACTTCTGGTTCACTTGAATCCGAGACCATTGATGGTGAAAGATACACCACATTCCAACCAAACACTATAGTCTATGCTGTTCCAAAGATGTCAGAACTGGAACAGAAAATCAAAGCGGCTAAAATTGGTGTGGTGTGGCATACTACATATATTGGTAATACACTGGAGAGTATGAAGGCATCTTTCGGTGTAAACATTAGTGGTCTCAGAAAATCAAAAAATGTCTGGATGGATGATGCTAGTTATAGAGATACTAGTGGAACTTCCACATTCACAAAATCAGAAACCGCCGCTGTAACCACGAAGTTATCACAATGTGGTAGGATATTTAAGAAAATAAATTCAGCACAATTGAGCAATTTCTTAAAATTTCAAAATGGGTTTACGGGCAAAATGGTTGGCGCGAACATCAAAACCTATAACAATTCAAAAGTAAAAGTTGGTGCGAAGATATCAAATGTCGCTGGACATGTGTCTGGATATGCAAAATGGGTAGAAGACAAATTTGATTCAGAGATAAATAAGTTAAAGACGGAGAAATCCAAAAGTCAACTAGAAAAAAGAAAGACTGAAACTCTAAGAGAATTATCCAAGTATAATGCTCTTCTTACAAATGTCATCAATTTTCAGAACTCTATGGTAGAGGCGAAAATGATAATCGTTAGTAAATTGAATAGAGTAAAACAGTTAATGGATACCTTTGTTAGAACCAAACAGGGATTTAAAGTTACAAATCCAGAAGGATATGTTGCTATAGATAGGGTTTCTGGTAACGCGGTCAAACTAGTAGACAGAATGGAATTCAGTTATAATAATTTTACAGCAATTAAGGCGTGGGATAGATGAAAACATTAGTATATGCATTTGGTAGGATGAACCCACCCACGGCGGGACACGGAAAACTTATCCAGAAAGTAAAACAACTTGCTCAAAGAGAAAGAGCAGACCATCTTATTGTGGTTAGTCACAGTCAAGATAAACACAAGAATCCACTAACACCACAGAAAAAAGTTGCCCATCTTAAAAAGATGTTTACAGGAACTAAATTTAAGGCATCTGATAGAGTTAATCCAAACTTTATAAAACAGTTAGGTCTACTTACAGGAAAGTATGACAAGGTTATTATGGTTGCTGGTTCTGATAGGGTTCAAGAATTCCAGAGAATACTGGATAGATACAACGGTAAAGATTTTAAATTTGATGAAATAGATGTTATCTCTGCTGGTGCAAGAGACCCAGACGCGGAAGGCGTAACTGGTATAAGTGCTAGTAAGATGAGATTATTTGTCAAGAACAATGATTTTAACTCATTCAAAAGAGGGTTGCCTGCTGGGTATAGTGGGTCTCAAGCTCTATTTAAAGATGTGAAAAAGGGAATGGAGTTAAAAGAGGAAACCTACAACACTTTTTCACAATTTTTAAGAGGATAAAATAATGTCAAAATATTTAGAGGGATTATTACCCGAAAACGGATTGGAGTTTGATAAATTTTCTGCCCCCCACGGACATCCAGACAATGATTTCCCAAATGGAAAATGGGGTCTGTATGGTGAAAAGGTAAGTGGGCCAGGCATTGGAGCTCCAGAAGATTTATCAGATGAATACTATGAAGAAGTATCAGATAGAGAAGAACTTCTTGAGCAACTAAAAGAGGATGAAGGAGTAAAATATGAAGTCTACCTTGACCACCTTGGGTATCCCACCTGTGGAATCGGCCATCTCATTAAAGAAGAGGACGAAGAATCAGAATACGAAGTCGGAGATGAAGTCTCAGAAGAAAGAGTCATCGAACTCTTCAAACAAGATATCGGAATTGCCTGCCGAGATGCCGTTAATCTATACGGCTGGTCTGGATTTTGTGAGTGGCCAGAGGAAGTCCAAAATATCTGTATTAATATGATATTTAATATGGGTATGACTAGACTTGGTAAGTTTAAAAACATGCATAAAGCATTAGAACAACAGAATTGGAAACAAGCTGCTATCGAAGGACGCGATAGTCGATGGTATAAACAAGTCACTAACAGGGCAGAGAGATTGATGTCCAAGTTGGAATCTATTTAACATAACAGGGAAGGATATGGAATGGCAGTATTGCTAGATTTGGCTATGAGTTTTTGGATGTGGACAGTTTTAATAATTATACTTTTAGTTGGTTGGGTGATTGATAAATTAGATATGAGAGAGAAAACGGATTTGACATTTTCTATGAAGGAGATGCCTAATCTAAGACCGATTGTTATAGAAACAAAAGGTAAAGGATTTTGGAGGTCAGTGTTTCACTGGTTTTTATCTACTAGAAATTGGGAAGTAACCAAAGATTGGCACTACACAATAGATGATGTTGAGTATGTGATTCCGAAAGGATTCCAGTTTGATGGTGCTAGTATTCCTAAATTTTTGAGAACATTTTTCTCTCCAGTAGGTATAATGCTAGTCGGTGGTTTGGTTCATGATTATGGATATAAGTATGAAACCTTACTACTGAAAGGTAAAAAGGACACCATAGGAACGAAAGACCAAAAGTGGATGGATGAGGTTTTCAAAGATATTAATATCAATGTAAATGGGTTCTATCTATTCAATGTACTTTCCTATTGGTCATTGCGACTGGCGGGATTCATTGCGTGGAATGGACACAGGAAAAGGAATCTCTTACCATTTTAATTAAGGAGTGAAAATGGATGAGAAAACTCTCATAGAACATTATAAGAAAAAACTTGCAGAGTTAAATGAATTATTAGATTCTGGTATGTTAAGTTTTTCTGAATATAATGAATTAGTAAAAGACTTTAAAGACATCAAAGCAATAGAGTCGGATATAGATGACATTAAGTTAAAAGTATTCGCTGGTGCGGTGGTTCAAAGTCTTGCGCCACAGATACAATCTTTATAAATAGTCATACTATGGAAAAGACCTTTGCAGACTTTGTAGACACGCCTGAGCTTGAAGAGGGAGTTAATGACCCTGCTATCTTCAAAGCAGTTTTCCTTGCCGGCGGGCCTGGGTCTGGTAAGTCTTTCATGGTTGGACAAACAGGTCTAAATGGACTAGGGTTCAAGATAGTCAATTCTGACCAACAATTTGAAATCGCACTAAAAAAAGCTGGATTAAGTCAAAAAGCAGCGGACATATTTTCAACAAAAGGTCAATCTCTCAGAGACCGCGCTAAGTTTTTAACACAAAAAAGACAAGATAGTTATCTTGACGGAAGACTTGGATTAGTCATTGACGGTACTGGTAGAGAGTACGACAAAATATCAAAACAAAAAGCAGAACTAGAAAAACTGGGATACGAAACTGCCATGATAATGGTAAATACATCCCTACAAACTGCTGTCGGCAGAGACCAAGCAAGAACCAGAACATTGGGAAAAGCTGCTATTACTCCAATGTGGAAATCAGTACAACAAAACATTGGTAGATTTTCAAACCTTTTTAAAGGCGATATGTACATCGTAGACAATTCAGATGGTGCCGATTTTAAAAAAGGTGCGTTGTCTGTATATAGAAGTCTTATGGCTTGGTCAAAGAGACCACCTCAAGACAGGCGAGCAAAAGCATGGATTAAAGACCAGAAACAACAACGCAATATCAAAGAAGCAGAATTACCGCCCCATCTCAAGAGACATTTTGACAAGGACGGAAATGTTAAGAAAGGTTCTTGGAAATCTGGTGATTGGAAAGCAGATAAGAAACAACCAAAAGTCAAGTTTACAGTAAAAGATGTGACACCGAAAGGATATGGCCCAACCGAAGATATAAAGTATCATCATGCAAAACCATCAACATATCATAAACATGATGTTCATGTATCTAGTGATGACGGTAAAACTTGGGAAAACTCCAGAAAATTCAGTGACAACAAACATGGCAGCGCCCGCAAAACCGCAGAAAAATTTATGAAGGCTGTCCAAACAGGATCAAAACTAAAATATAAGATAGTAAGTTCACCTATCAATGAAGACATCAAGAACATGGATATGGGTGATGTCATCAAAGATTTTTACAAGAGTGATGCACCTCAGTTCAAAGGTAAATCCAAGAAGAAACGCAGAGAGATGGCGATTGCCGCTAAACTTGCTACTGAGTGCAAGGACGAAAAAGATTTCAAACCACATACGATGTATGACCCTAAAACTGGTAAAGGTGTTAAGGCGAATACTTACATGCAACATGTCGCTTTAGATAAGAGGGGCTATGTCCACGAGAAACCAGAAATAAAAGAAGATTTAAGAAAGTGGTTTGGTAAAGGTAAGAAGGGGGATTGGATTCGCGTAGGCACAGATGGTGAAATCAAGGGAGATTGTGCAAGAGAGCCTGGCGAAGGTAAACCAAAGTGTATGCCCAGAGATAAAGCACACAGTATGTCCAAAGATGACAGAGCAACATCTGCCAGAAGGAAACGCAGAGAAGACCCAGTTGCAGATAGGAAGGGTAAAGGTGGAAAACCAGTTATGGTTAAAACCGATGTTAAGGAAGATGTAAAAATCAGTAGGTACGAATGGGGTAGACCCGATGGTACTGATTACATGAAAGCATTAACGCCTGGCGAGCCTGGTAAAACTACTAAAAAGAACAGAACAAATGGAAATCTTAAACACTACAAGGCAGTATGTGAAGAGGGAGATACAGAAGAATTAAAATCAATAGCATCTGCAACCCATGACCAAATACACAAAGATGTAGATGGTGCTCAAGATGACTTTGAGGGAATCATCACTCTTGATACTATTGATAACGATTGGACTGCGATATTCACGGAACCAGAAATAGAAGCAATTGAACACGAAGTTGATGAATTATCTTTTGAAGATATGATGGGTCTGGGAATGTATGACAAGGACGAATTAGAAGATTTTGAGGCATTTGACCAAGATGTAGACTGGCATGATGAAGTACAAATAACTGAAGTTCTATCCATTCAAGGTAGAATGAAAAGACGATTCGCTGCTAGAAGAAACAGACAAAAACTTAAAGTTGCTCGTATGAGAGCCGCGAGGAGGGCAGCTGACCCAACTAGGTTGAAGAGGCGTGCTACTCGTGGTGCAAGAAATATGTTGAAGAACAGGATTGCCAGAGGTAGGGATTTAAGTGCATTGCCACCTGCTGAGAAGGCTCGTATTGAAGGTATGGTTATGAGATTTTCTGGATTAGTATCTAGGATTGCTCAGAGAATGATACCTATTGTTCGTAAGAACGAAATGAAAAGATTGAAATCTGGTTCAAGACAGAAATCCCAGAAGGCGAAGAAGTATAATCCAAAGAAAGCATTGGCTTCTGCTTCAAAACAGAAGGGTAAAAAGTTTAAGGCAAGTAAGAAAACATTTGCTAAACCAAAATTAGCAAGTAAACCAAAGGCGGCGAAGAAAACGAAATGATTACATTCAAACAATTATTAGAAAAAAATGTACCGACCAATCCAAAGTTATGGTCTAAGTTTAAATCACAGGCGAAATCAAAGTTTGATGTCTATCCTTCAGCATACGCGAATGGATGGGCTGCGAAACAGTACAAGAAAGCTGGTGGTGGATGGAAGACTGTATCTGAATCTTTATCTGAAGAGACTGGCGAAGAAATCACTATCATTACAGAAGAGGGTGAAAAGAAGAAAGTCAAATTAGGTAAAGTCCAGAGAGGCGGTAGTAAGAAATTTTATGTACATGTCAAGAACGATAAAGGCAATGTTGTCAAAGTATCGTTTGGAGACCCAAATATGGAAATAAAACGAGATGACCCAGAACGCAGAAAGTCATTTCGTGCAAGGCACAATTGTGACAATCCAGGCCCTCGCTGGAAAGCAAGATACTGGAGTTGTAAGCAATGGAGGGCCGGTTCCAAAGTAGAGGATTAGTATGATTGAGTGGTTAAAGCGGTTACTTTACGAAGAGTGGGAGATAACAATTTTCTATCCCGCTGAGACAAGAGTATTAGCAGACGGAACCAGAGTCGAAAGTTTGAAACCAAAAACATATAGGGCAAAAGCTTTGAAGAAGATATCTGAAAAACATTTTAAGTTTGTTGATACAGAAGGTGTACTACATGAAATAAAAGTAGTAAATCCTGTAGGGTATGACATTAAAAAGGTATACTAATGGAAGGTACAGTCTCACACATTACACCAACTATACCCACAGCGAGTTCTACTCATTCGTGGAGTGATAAACAGGTTGTTACCAAGGTGTACAACGGTGGTGAGGGACAGGTCATGGTAAAACAAGATATATACAATACTACTATTTACGATATGTATGGTAATAAACAGTCTGTGACCACTTCACATACTATAGATTACCTAGTTTAAGATTATGTCCATGTGATTGTTGGGCCCTAGCACTTGAACTTTATAAATAATACCAATAAACAAATTTATATTGGAGATACCAAATGTCCAGCAGATTAGACAGAATAATTAGGGAAGTCCTTACAGAAGGGCAAAGTACCCTATTAGAAGCGGACTTGACAAGGAGACTTGACATGCTCGTGAGACAGGGATTAATGCCTGCCTCTCAATTACCCATACTAAAACGCGGTTTAGAGAAATTCAACCAAGGTAAAGTGCCTGCACCGAATGAAAGAAACGCGGTTAATACACTACTAAACGGTATGATGTTCATCGTATTAGGTGACGATACTGTATTCAATAGAGCAAGAACTTCTGTACAAAAGAACAGATATCAGACAGAAGAATTTGATGACCTTGAAGAGAAGATGACCGTGGATATTGACCACAGTGGTGAGAAGGACGATGCTGCTAAAAAACATGGTATCACATTAAAAAGAACTGGTTCTACTACAGTCAATGCTACAGGGTCACGCAAGAACCTCAAAAAATATCTAACGCACCATCATGGCGGAGACAAGAAAGATGCCGCTGATGTACACAAGGGTGTATTTAAAGAAGAACAAATCGCAATGAGGATGGCGATTGAAGAAGATAAAGATTGGCCTAGACCTTTTACAAAATCTGAAAGGTCAGAATTTATGCGTCCCAAAGAAAAGTCTGCTGAAGAAACCAAAGCGATAAAAGACCGCATGAAAGAAAAGAATAAATCAAGACCTAAAGGTGTGCAAGAAGAAGAACAGTTGGACGAGTACGGTGCAATGTCAAAAGACAAAGAGTCACACGATACTGGTGGATTCAGAATTTCAAATAAAGACGCCTCTGCTGCTAAAGAAAGAGCAAAGAAAAAGAGTGCAGAGAAACGCGACAAGTTATCAAATATAATCAAAAAGAACACCATCCAGAAAGGGCCTATGAAAGGTTACATGACGGATGAAGTTAATCAAGGGGAAGAAAAAATGGATATTGATTGGACAAAAAATCCTTTCGCTCAAGCAAAAGCCATGGCTGAAGGAAAATTTAAAGACATGGCTACTAGGCAGTCCGAAGAGGAAAGACTCAAGGCAGAGAAAAAAGCTAAGAGACTTTCTGATAAAAAGGGCAAAGAAGAAAAAGAGACTGACCCAGGCTTAGACGAGGGTGTTGCCAAGAATACTCTTGATATCTATCAGGCTGCTAAAGACTCGAAAGATAAAAAATCTCTCAAGTCTATGGAAAAACAGATGGACAAGGCAGTTGATAAAGCAAACGCTAAACTCAAGGAAGAACTAGAAGGACTACCAGAGTTAGATGCAATGGACTATGAGATGTGGGAAGCATATCAGTCCCCTACAAAGAACAACTACACCGACAAGGAACTTAGACAGGCGAAAGGTATCGCATTTGATAAGAGATACAAAGGTGGTAACATGACAGGTGCTGCTAAGGCAATGGAGAAAATCAAGAAAGGTTTATCCGACCATCCTGTTGCTTCTAAAGCATTAAGAAAAGCAAACGAAGAGAACATGAAAGATGAGTGGTTAGACTTGTTTGATGGTGTAGAAGATTTCAATGAAATTATGGAGATGTCTTATAAAGAAAAGTTTAATTCTATGTTGAAGAAGACAGGTAAATCTCTTGCTGGTATGTCACCAGAAGAGAAGAAGAAATTCTTTAACAAAGTAGATGGCGCCCATGATGCAGTAAACGAAAACAAAGCATTTAGAGATGCTGCTAGGGATTACGCGAAAGATGATAAGAAAGGACTTGCACCTACTAAGAAGGATGCACCTAAAGTATCAGACGCGAAGAACGCCAAAGAAATCGAACATATCGTACCTCAAATGAGGAAAGCAATATCAGTAGGTAAGAAAGTGCAATTCAAAGATGGTAAACATCACACAGTTTCCAAGGCACACGCCGCTAAATTCTTGAATAAATACATGAGTGGCAAACCCGCTGATAAAGAAAAAATGCAATCGCATGCCCACGCAAGTCATAAGAACTTCATGGATCATGCAAAATAGTTTTAATAACCAAAAACACATAGGAGAGAAAAAATGAGTGGATGGGGAGCAACTGATTCAGACGAATCAAAACCAAAGTGGTTAACAGCAGACCAAAAAGAAGATGTCTTTGCTAACTCTAGTGGTTGGGTTGTAAAAGCTGGGTCAACTATGACAGGAAATGGCAATACAAGTGCCACTCCAGAAGTTTTAGTTGCACTTGGTTCACTTGCAACTTCACTAGGACAAGCAACTATTGATGCTGTAGATTGGGAAAGCACAGCTTTTGATGTATCCGATGGTGGAACACTTAAAATTAATGTTCACTATAATGAGGAAATCACAGTCGCTGGTGCTTCACCTCTAATGTATGTAGCGAACAACCAAGCAGGTGGCGGTTCAGCATCTAGTGTTACATTAACAATGGATGGAAGTTTACCGTTTACTGGTGAAAAACTTACATTTAGTGCTACGATAGGTGCTGGTGGCTCAACAATTGTTGCAGACGATGTACTTTCATTCGCAGCTCAATCGATTGACCTCAACGGTTCTACAATGGTAGACGCAATCGGTGGTGGAAATGCGGAGAGAGCAATCTCATCTGCACAAGCAACCGCTGGTGGAACACTAACCGCAACTGCATAAGGAGATAAAGCATGTGTAAATGTTGCAAGTGTTGTACATGTACATGCCCAGAGTGTAACTAATGGCTGATAGTAAACTTTCAGAATTAACGGCTGCTACATCTGTAGCAGCCGCTGATACCTTTTATCTAGTACAAAGTTCTACTAGTAAGGGTGTGACAGCTGCGAATCTATTCGCTGATGTGGCGACACCTGTATCTTTTTCAGATAAGGTATCAATCGCAGACGCGGATACAGTAACAGGGCCAGGCGTAGTCTCAGTCGCAACGAATGTGACTAGACTTACCAATCCAGGCACAGGTGGTACACTAACCATTGGTGCTGGTACAGAAGGTCAATTGAAAATTATTGTTATGGATGGCAATTCTAGTGCGGTAACTCTGACACTAGACGATTCAGACTTAGGTCATGATACCATTACATTCAATAATGCTGGTGATACGGCAACCCTCATATATACTAATAGTAAATGGTGGATGATAGGGGGAACTGCTACAGTCGCCAATTAGATAATAAAAAGATTTTATGAATGATTGAATTGAATGAAGATAATTATTTAGTATACGCATTGAAAAATTATAATAGTCCAGAGTGTTCTGGAATGGATGATTTTGAAGAGGATGTAAAACGGTTCAAGTACTTGAAGAGACTTTTTCGTAGGTATGAAAGAACAGAAGTCTTAAATGACCGACTCATCTTAAATCATCTTATCGTATTATACAATGTTTTTGACAAGGCTGCAACGCCTTTGTTATTCTATAAGATAGACAAAGAACATTGGTCTATACTAAAAACTTTTTTGGTATTCTTGAACAGGATGCCAATAGAACAAATAGTCACTGGTGGTGTTAGGGGAGATGATATCCAACTAGACATGAAAGTGATTAGTATTTTAAGGAAAATTTAATGTCCAGAGTTGTTGACAGTTTAATCGCATACAGGATACTGAGGATGTTCGCACAGCCTATTAAGAAACATCCAGCGTATCAGATGGGAATTGTCGATGCAGACGGTAACAAGATAAAAGAACCATCTGGTTCTCAAGAATTGGATGCCTACACATTACTGGACAAACTCGCTTTTAAAATTAAGCGAGCATTAATGAAGTCGCCTGACAGGACTGCGAAACGACTTCTCACATTTGCGGCCGCTATTGCACTTCTACGCGAATCGAAAGATGATGTAGAAGAGATGGAAGATGGTGAATTTGAGGCATTGCTTGATTTATATTCAGAGGATGAAAATGTAATCAAAGAATCAAAAATGCTCGAAATGGGGAGAACTCCGTTCACCTATTTTGCTTTGGATGAGGAGATTGCAAATGTAGCAGGCCCGATGGGTGGTGGCGCAATTGCTGGAATAGGAACTGGGGCGCAAGGCGAGCCAGGCAGAAATCCTAGTCTCATGCCTCTTCAAAGAAGGAAGAAAAAGAGGCAAGTAAATGGCAAATCAAACTAATTTAGACACAAAAATAGCTCTTATGGAGAATGATATCAGACAGATGGGGGGACTGTTTGATAGACTTGATGTATCCATAGAAAAGATTACAGAGTTAAATACCTCGATTAAGGAGGTTCTTGCGGTGCATGAACAAAGAATTACTGCCGCTGAGGTAGACTTAGAAAGAACATATGATACTTTTGAAGAGAAGTATGAACAATTACATTCGCGTATATCTACCACTAACAGGGAATTATCAAAAGAACTGAAAGATAACACCGCCGCTGTACAAGACACTTTGAAAGAACTAACTGCTCAAATAACTGAGCACGCGAATCACCATGACGATAGAATAAGGGCCCTCGAAAAAAGACAGTGGATGATGATGGGTGCTGCCGCTATTTTAGGATTCTTAATAGGAAACGCAGAAGCTTTATCGATACTTTTCTCTTGACATTTGCTCTCAGATATGAGATCATGATCTCGTGAATAAGAGAATAAGGAGAATAATATGAGTCATTGTGTGAATGATAGAATAGTAGATGATGCAATAATGACAGTTGCTAATCTAACAGATGACCAAGTGTGTGATGCAGTAAATTTTGACTATGGTATCAAAATGTATGATGTAAAACAAGCTTTAATTGACCATAAAATAGATTTCAAAAATTGTAAATGGTGTAAAGATTGTAAAGGACATTGGGACATGGATTCCATGAGAGACCTCTTGGTATCATTAACTTTCGATAATCTAATGTCAAGACCAGGCCCCCACGGTTAAAAAAATTTAAAGAATTCGCTTGACTTTTAATACACTTATGTGTATAATGTGACCTATGCTTTATGTAGATGTGAAATATATCAACTTGATATCTCATCATTTCGAGAAATTCAAGAAAAAGAATGATTATCTTTGGAATGTAAGATGCCCGTTCTGTGGCGACTCGCGTAAAAATCTCAATAAAATGCGTGGGTACTTTTTCCGTAAAGACAATAACATGATATACAAATGCCACAACTGTGGTTTTGGTGCTAGCATGAATACTGTTCTCAAAGAACTATCACCCACTTCTCATAAAGAATACTGTCTTGAAAAGTTTGGTGAAAATGAGAACAAAAATTGGGAACCAAAAGGTGCAAACTGGACTCCAAACGGACACAAATTGTTCGATGATAAACCAGTAGAACCGCCCAAGTTCACACCAAAATTTAGTTTATTTGATAAACTTGTGGATAGATTGGATACTCTTCCATACGACCACGAGGCAGTTCAATATGTGCAAAGTAGAAATATCCCAAATGATAAATGGGATCGACTTTACTATATTGACAACATAAAAAATATAGTCCAACTCAATGACAAATACACGGAATCAATAGTTACTGAAGAACCCAGATTGGTTATCCCCTTCTTTGACCAAAATGGGCAATTGATGTCGGTGTCTTTGAGGGCTATGAGGGGGGAAACACTAAGGTATATTCTTGTAAAAGTTAAAGAGGATGCACCTACAGTGTTCGGTTTAGACAAGGTTGATATGTCTAAACCTATATCTGTTGTTGAAGGCCCGATAGACAGTCTGTTTTTAGAAAACAGTATTGCCTGTTCTGGTACTGCCTTCAACAAGATTGAAGAATTGGGTATAGACCATGATAAGATTACAATCATATTCGACAATCAACCGCGTAACAAAGAAGTTGTAAAGCTGGTTGAGAAGTATGTCGAGATGGATTATAATGTTGTCATATGGCCTAGTCCATTGACTCAGAAAGATATAAATGATATGGTGAACGATGGTATTGATGTGAGCGATGTTATTACTTGTAATACACATAGTGGACTGAGTGCCAAGTTTTTGTTAAATCAATGGAAAAAATGTTAGGAGCAAAATATGGAAAATCAATTAAGTCAAACTGAAGGACTAATAGTTCTAGGTGTACTAGTTGTGCTTGCTGTTGTTGCTGGTTTTTTCTCTAGGAAGAAAAATGTAGAAGAAATTTTTGATGTGAAGAAAGTTGTCGAAGAAGATGCGAAATCTTTGAAAGGCGATGTTGAAACTTTGAATCAAAAAGGCATTTCTATAAATGTTGAGAATTTGCAAAAATTAACTAAGCAAAAACTCGATGAACTTGGAGAGTCTAAAGGTATTAAACTTGACCGCAGAAAAACCAAAGCAAAAATGATTGCAGACCTCGTGTCAGCAGTCGAAGGCAAAGACCACAAACTAGGAAAATAATGTATGGAAACACAAGTGAGTTTAGTTGGGTTTACCCAACCTTCAGCAGCAACTGGTTGCCATAGCGCAAATGAATTAATTGCATATGCAGCTAGGGTGAGTAACCCAGAGAATCAGGCGAATAGTAAAACCGCACCAAAGTTATTAGCTTATCTTATTAAGCATGAACATTGGTCACCATTTGAAATTGTATCTGTGACGATGGAAATTAAAACGACACGCGATATTGGTAGACAAATACTAAGACATCGTAGTTTTGCTTTTCAAGAGTTTAGTCAGAGATATGCTGTCTCAGAGGATTTTGAAAATCGAGAAGCTAGATTACAGGACGAATCTAATCGACAAAACTCTTTAGAGATGGGTGCTGATATAGAATCGGCACAAATGCGTGAACGGTGGAACATGGAACAGAGGAAGGTAATCAATCAAGCAAAAAAGGCTTACGAGTGGGCCCTAGATAATGGTATTGCAAAAGAGCAAGCAAGAGCGGTGTTACCAGAAGGTAATACTATGACCACCATATACATGGCTGGTACACTGCGCTCTTGGATTCACTATTGTCAGTTGCGGATGGCAAATGGGACGCAAAAAGAACATAGTTTGATTGCGAAAATGTGTTGGGATATTATTGAAACACATTTCCCAGATGTAACAAAGGCGGTAAACAATGCAATGGACTGATAAGGTAACTTCAGAAGACCTTGCAATTACACTGGCAAAGGCAGAAGACGAGAGTTCCGAGATAGAAAAGGTAAGGGAGAGACTTCCCTATGCCTTTCCTTGGAATAGGAGACTTGATGAACCATGTCGCGTGGAATGGAGTTCCACTGATAGTAAAGAGGCATTTGAATCAAACTCTATCAATCAAAAAGAACAGATTGAAAAGTATGGTTGGGATGAACATAAAGTTTACTATGATTTGAACTCACATGGATACAGGTGTGATGAATTCTATGAAGATAGAAATTCTTATGTTGGTATTGGTGAGTGTTTTACATATGGTACAGGATTACCAGCAGAGATGTCATGGACAAACTTGCTGGAGAAAGACATTGGTGAGAAGGTATGGAATCTAGGATTGTGTACTACTGGACTAGATACCGCATTTAGAACTCTTTTAACTTGGTTACCAGTAATCAAACCTAAAGCAGTTCTTATGTTGGAGAATAGTACACTTGCTAGGGAAACTTGGTACATTGATGAGAACAATGAGGAATGGAATACTTGCATTGGATTCTGGTCTGATTTGGAGTGGCAACAAGAGGTATGTCTTAGTAAGACAGAAAGGTATTTAAATAGAAGAAAGAATTTAATGGCCATCAGAGAGTTGTGTAGGATGGAAGGTGTTGAGTTTAAATTAATAACTGCAAAAGAAAGAAACGAAATAGGTTTTCGTGATTGGGAAGCAAATAAAGATACAAAATATGCATTAGCAAGGGACTTAATGCATCCAGGCTTGTATTTTCATCAATCGATGGTGCATCGATGGAAAGAGGAACTATAATGGCGACAGAGGATTATTTAGGAATTAAGATAGACAGGGACAGAGACCAACTATTTGATAAGTTGGGAATACAGCGCCTGCAAGAAAGTTACATGAAAGAGGACGAAGAAAGTCCACAGGAGAGGTTTGCTTTTGTAAGTAAACAGTTTGCATCTAGCGATGAACATGCTCAACGGTTGTATGATTACGCTAGTAAACACTGGTTGTCTTACTCTACACCTATTCTATCATTTGGTAGGTCTAAAAAGGGTCTGCCTATTTCATGTTTTTTAAATTACATAAACGATACAGCGGAGGGATTAGTTGAAAATTTATCGGAAACAAATTGGCTTAGTATGCTTGGGGGCGGTGTTGGTATTGGGTTTGGTATCCGAGCTAGCGATGATAAGTCTACTGGCGTCTTGCCACATCTCAAAACCTACGACTCAAGTAGTCTGGCATATAGACAGGGGCGTACCCGCCGAGGGTCATATGCTGCCTACCTCGACATTAGTCACCCCGATATTACAATGTTTCTCGAAATGCGTAAACCGACAGGAGACCAAAACCTCAGATGCCTAAACTTACATCACGGTATTAACATTAGTGATAGGTTCATGCAACTAATTGAGAAGTGCATGTCAGACCCAGATGCTGATGATAGGTGGAATCTAACAGACCCACATACAGGAGAAGTGCGAGATACCGTATCAGCGAAATCATTATGGCAGAAGATACTTGAAATGCGTATGGAGACAGGAGAACCATATCTACACTTTGTTGATACTAGCAACAGACATATGCCAGAGTGGTTAAAGGATAAAGGATTAAAAATTAGTCAGTCTAATCTTTGTTCTGAAATTATCCTACCGACAAATGAAAAGAGGACTGCTGTATGTTGTCTTTCGTCTGTTAACCTAGAACACTATGATGCATGGTCAAAGAGTACCACATTCTTAAAAGATGTGGCAGAAATGTTAGACAATGTGTTACAGTATTTTATTGATAACGCACCAGAGACAGTATCACGGGCAGTTTACTCAGCGAAACAGGAAAGAAGTATTGGTATTGGCGCATTGGGATTCCATGCATATTTACAAAAGAACCACATACCATTTGAAGGATTCATGGCAAAATCCACTAATATAAGAATGTTCAAATTGATAAGGGGGAAATTAGATGAAGCAAACTTGGAACTTGGTAGGGAGAGAGGCGAAGCTATTGATGCGAGAGGCACAGGAAGAAGATTTAGTCATGTTATGGCTGTTGCTCCTAATGCTTCCAGTAGTATTATTATGGGAAACACTTCGCCGAGTATTGAACCGTATCGCGCTAACGCTTACAGGCAAGACACACTATCTGGGGCTTATCTCAATAAGAATAAGCATCTGGATGTTGTCATTAAAGATAAATGCGAGAAGAATAAAAGGTTGGATTATGACAAAATTTGGTCATCGATAATTGCCAACGATGGGTCAGTACAACATGTAACATGTCTGGACGAGAAAGAAAAAGAAATCTACAAGACTGCAATGGAGATTGACCAGAGATGGGTAGTCGAACATGCCTCAACTAGGCAAGAATGGATAGACCAAGGACAGTCTGTTAATCTATTTTTTAGACCAGATGTCAACATAAAATATTTACATGCAATACACTATCTCGCGTGGAAACAGGGTATGAAAACTTTGTACTATTGTAGGTCAGAAAAGTTAGGAAAGGCAGACAAAGTATCGAAACGCATTGAAAGAGATGTAATAAAAGAAATTGATTTCAAGAGTATGATAGATGGTGAAGACTGTGTTGCATGTGAAGGATGATATAGAAAAAGAGATACCACTAAATAAAAAGATTGCGGTTTTAGTTAGTGGTGGATGGGATAGTGCCGTTCTATGGTATCTAGTGAAATCCGTATGTATGGAACGCAATCAAGAATGTGAACCCTTTACTGTTCCAAAACTAGATGGTGCTGAGTATTACGCTAATCTAGTCTTAGAATGGTCTTCTGAGCGTCTAGGACACGCTCTAATGAAAACAACCATCGTAGGTGATATATCATCCGATAATCCCTCTGATTATGTTTTAAGTGGTGGTTATGAGATATGGAATGAGGGATTGGCGGAACACTTGTTTAGTGCGGTAAACATGTATCCACCGAATCAAAGGTCTCTCATGCCTGAAGGGTATCCTCTACCCAATGATAGATTTGTCAAGACAGAGGAACATACTCATTTAAGTCAGCCATTCGCTGACTTGACAAAAGATAAGATTATACAATTAGGATTTGATTTAGGTATAGCGAATGAGATTGCGCCCATTACGCATAGTTGTACCGAATTGGACAGGGGCAGATGTAATAACTGCTGGTGGTGTAAAGAAAGAGAATGGGCATTTAAAGAAACAGGACAGGTAGATATTGGAGAGAACTAATGACCCCTAAACAAGATTTAACAAGTAAAAGAGAATATTTTAAACCATTCAATTACCCTTGGGCATACGAGGCGTGGTTGAAACACGAGCAATCTCATTGGTTACATACTGAAGTACCGATGGCAGAAGATGTAAAAGATTGGAAGGAACGATTATCGCAAGAAGAGAAAGCATTTCTTACTAATATATTTCGATTCTTTACTCAAGGTGACATAGATGTGGCAGATGGGTATGTGACTAACTACCTACCATATTTTCCACAACCAGAAATACGAATGATGTTATCTGGTTTCGCCGCTAGAGAGGCACTGCATGTTGCCGCCTACTCACATCTTATTGAAACACTTGGGATGCCCGAGAGTACATACAGTGAGTTCTTGGAGTATGAGGCAATGGCAGACAAACACGAATACTTCATGGACTTATCAAAAGCAAATGGAACCGCAGAGAGTGTTGCCACTAATATTGCCGCCTTTAGTGCATTTACTGAGGGTATGCAGTTGTTTAGTTCTTTCATTATGTTGTTGAACTTTCCGCGTCATGGTAAGATGAAAGGGATGGGTCAGATTATTACATGGTCTATTGTAGATGAGACTATGCACGCTGAGTCTATGATTAAGTTGTTTAGGACATACATAGAAGAAAACAGAACACTATGGAAAGATTCTCTCAAAAGAGAAATATACACTATTGCTGAGAATATGGTAGAATTGGAAGAGAAATTTATTGACCTTGCATTTGCTATGGGCCCAATGGAAAATCTAAAACCAGAAGATGTTAAAACATACATCCGATACATTGCTGACAGGAGATTGATTAGTTTAGGTATGAAGGGTATATTCAAGGTAAAAAGAAATCCACTATTATGGGTAGAGGAAATGATTAACGCACCTACCCACACTAACTTTTTTGAAAATAGAGCAACAGACTATGCGAGGGGGGCGCTCCAAGGTAAATGGGATGATGTTTGGGGAACAGCTGTAGCATAATGTCAGAACCTTCAAAGATAATAGAATGTGTTAAATGTGATGCAGTTTACAGAATAAAACATGATATGTCAGAGTCCCACTATCGCGTAGCATATTGTACATTTTGTGGTGCAAGTTTAGAACTCGAAGAAGAATTAGAACAAGAGGATTGGGATAAAGAAGAAGTAGTTGAGGATTGGTAATGGATAAGTTTGATAAAGCGCATATGCAAACAGCAAATGTATATGCTAGATTGTCACCAGCAAAACGATTAAAAGTTGGTGCAATTTTGGTGAAAGAAGGTAGAATAATCTCTATAGGATACAATGGTACGCCTTCTGGGTGGGATAATACTTGTGAATATCCAAGTAAACGAGGTGCATTGACAGGTAATGTCATAGAACTAAAAACTAAACCAGAGGTATTACACGCAGAGACAAACGCAATTGCTAAAGTGGCAAAGTCTTCAGAAAGTTCTGAGGGTGCTACATTGTATACCACACACGCGCCATGTTTAGAATGTTCTAAGTTGATATACCAATCTGGTATCGTATCAGTTTTTTATGAGAATGAGTACAGAACTAAAGATGGGGTAAAATTCTTACAGAAATCTGGAGTTAGTATTAGGAAGATGTAGATGTGGAATTATGATGATGTTAACTCTGTAACCATAGAACTATCTAGTCTATGTAATGCCGCTTGTCCGTGGTGTCCTAGATATGAAGATTTTTCTGAGGTAGTTAACAAACAACTAGAACCACAGTATATAACGATTGACCAGTTCAAAGAATGGTTTCCGCCAGACTTTATGTCGAGAATAAAATTATGGGCATTTACAGGTGATTACGGTGACGCTGGTACTAATCCAGATTTACCAGACATCATAAGGCACATATACAAACATAACCCAGATGCTCAACTATCGATGAACACTAACGGTGGTATGAGAACACCAGATTTTTGGGGGTTACTTGGTCAGTTGTTTTCTAGGAAGGAACATAACAACATGATATTCTCAATAGATGGACTTGAGGATACTAACCACATATACAGGAGAAATGTTAGGTGGAATAAAGTCATGAAAAATGTTCTTGCTTTTCTGGATGCTGGTGGTAAGGCGACATGGGAATGTTTGGTATTCAGACACAACAAACACCAGATAGACGCGATACGAGATTTGGCAAATTACATGGGATTCTCAGAGGTGCATTTTAAAATGCCAAAGGGATTTGAAAAAGACAATATGAAAGTCAAGGACAAGAAAGGCAACCACACATATACAATATATCCCACCAGTAAAGACCAGATATCAACAGGATATCCAGATTTACATGGTAAGAAGGCAGAAGACTTAGACTATGAAGAAATTAGAGATGACATGGAGTCATATTATTCTAATGAACAGGGAGAGATAAAATGTTTTTCCCAAAGAGATGACTTGACGGAGTTGAAGATTACATCGTGGGGTACAGTGTATCCATGTTGCCATTTTGGGCATATCGCTAAACATCCGCGAGAGAATCAACAGTATTACAAAGCTCAACTCATAGATATATTTAAGGATAAAGATATATCTCTCAAGTCAAGAACATTAAAAGAGATATTGGATGATGACCCATTCAATTGGATTTATAACAGTTGGAAAGAAAAATCATGTCTGGCATGTTGGTCAAATTGTGGAGTGTCAGACAATAAACAACCAGTGATGCAACAGATATTTAATAAGGAGGGTAAGTTATATGGCACAACATAATAACATACGCGGATGGATGATGGACGGTGACTATAATGCCATAGAGAAGGTTTGTTCAAAGTTTCTTGATAAGGATTATGTCGATGTATTTGAAATAGGAACTCTATATGGCAAAAGTGCCATTGCTTTTGATGACGCATTGAAAAGTGTACCCCATCATATCACCACAATGGATGTGTGTGAGGGTTGGATAGGGCCTTCAGATGAAATAATAGAGATGTTGGGACTAGATGACAATTTCAAGGCAATGCGTGATGCAAATAGAAGTACAGCAGAAGAACAGTTCGATGAAATACATAGAAATATTCTGGATAGGGATATAACCTTTATTGATGATAAATGGGAAGCGGGTTATGAATATCCAGTAGTTTGCCCAGACATTGTGTTCTATGATGGTTCACATAGTTACGAGGAAACTAGAGATGTTCTTCAACATTTCTGTATAACTATGGAGAATGGGGGAACAGTTGTGATTGATGACTACAACCATACACAATGGGAAGGACTCAAAAAAGCAGTAGATGAGTTCATAGAAAAAACAGGGTTCGATATAACTTCATACCCAGACTCAAAAATGATTTCAATAAATTTTAAGGGTAAACAATGATAGTTGATTTTTATGGATATGAATTAGAGTGTGATGAGACAGTATTCAGACCGACTACTGTTAGTGAACTAACCGCACCGCGAGTACCAGTGGAAGGTAAAAAGGTTTTAGACCTTGGATGTGGTGTCGGCCCACTATCAGTGTACTTTGCCAAACATGGTGCAAAGTCTGTAACTGCCACCGATGTGTACGATAAACACATAGAATACACAAAGAAAAATGCAGAAAGAAATAATGTAGACATAGAGGTATTTGAGAGTGATATCTTTGAGAATGTCACAGATAAATATGATGTGATTTGTTGTGATGTGTCTGGTGTAGACAGAAGAATTGCAGAGTTAACAGGTTGGTTCCCAGAAGGAGTGCCCACAGCAGATACTACAGGAGCAGACTTAATATGCAAGGCAATGAAATCAGCACCAGAGTATTTGAATGAGGGTGGTGAGTTATATATTTGTACGACATCATGGTCAGATTTACAGAAGATACAATTGATGATGATTTTTACCACACTTATGACTCAAGGTGAAGTCATACATTCACAGGACATTCCTTTTTCGCGTAGGTTGTTATCTAATCTGGATAACCTAGACTCGAAAAGAGGAGCAGTACCCACAACAGAAAGTTATTTTTATACAAAGCAGGGGGATAGTTACACCAAGGATGGTGACAATTACACATGGAGATTCAACCTATGGCGTATGGTTATGATGTAATGCAGAAGAGAATAGTTACAGCGTGGTTGATATTTTTGGGGATAGTCATGTTGCCTATCTTACCACTTATACCATACTCTAATTGTTGGTATTACTCATTCAAGCGATACATACTAGAAGGATTTAAAGGCAAGATTATTCCAGTTGCCAGTAGACGGTGGAGAGGATACCACTGTGTTTATCAAGATGCAGAAGGGCAGTTGTGGGAATACACAATGAAGAAAATGCCTAGATATATGCCTTGGTGGAGAATGTTTATTTACAAAGGAGTAGAAAGGAGATATCGTGGGAAGATTTAGTACATGGTTATATGAGAAGATGGAACCTTACAGAGAATGGCAAGATACTTTGCCTTTCTGGAAACGATTGCTGGTAGAAATTATCGGAATCATAATAATAACATCACCATTCATATTTTTGATATGGTGGATAACAGGAGAGGTATGGATATTCCTACCTAGTGCATAAAATGGCAAAGAAAACTAAAGTAACAAATTACAACGCGAAGAAACCCAAACTCAAAACTGTGCCCAAGGAAGAGGCGTGGGAGAGATTATGGGGTGGTGAAAAGACCATAAATAGTAATTCCAAAGTTGAGGAATTACCAGATGGTTATGAATGGAACGAAAAGAAAACGAAAATCATCCCGAAAGAAAGTACCGAAGACTCATAGAGTTTATTGTACATACTTTCCAGATGGGAGATACTACATAGGTTACTCATGCAAGCCTGAAAAGTTGTATGAAAAATATTATGGTAGTTCTAAGATAGTCAAAGAGTACGAAGGTGAACTGAGGAAAGAGACTATTGCGGAATTTGACCAAAGGGCTCCTGCCAAGATACAGGAATTTCTGTTACAATGGCAACAACGCAAAGACCCAAATTGTTTAAATGACATGATACATATAAGATTAAGAATAAGTTATTTGACAGAGTTTGAGCCCGTAGAATGGAGGCCCACATGGGACACTTAATAGGATTATTATTTTCAGCACTCGCAGTATCGGCAGTCGCCGCTTACTTCTCGATTGTTGGATTGATGGCAATTTTTAGTGGACTACCACAGTCCATACTTGCTATGGGTGTAGTGTTGGAGATTGCTAAACTAGTAACTGCCTCTTGGGTGTATCAGTATTGGAAGAAAACCTCGTTGCTGATGCGAAGTTACATGGTGTCTGCCGTGATTATACTATCAGTCATTACATCTATAGGTATATTTGGATTCCTATCTAAGGCACACCTAGACCAATCCGCATCTACAGGTGACGCGGTAGCACAAGTAGAAAGAATAGAAGACCTTATACAACGAGAGAACCTAAGAATCACCACAGCAGAAGAACAAATAACCAGAGTAGAATCTGGTGGTAGTTTGGATGTGTCAGAGAGTATCAAACAACAGGAAGAGATACGAGATACAGCATGGGACAGAATACAAGATGATGTACAATATGCAGAAAACCAGATTGAAAAGATACGAGAAGGACTAGAATCAGATTTAAGTAAGAAACAATCAGAGTTAGATGCCCTTGACGATATAGTAAAGTCATACACAGACCAAGGAACCACAGGTGGTGTATTCAGTAGAGAAGATAATGTAGCGAAGGGTATAGAGATAAGAGAGTCACAGAAAACAGAGAGAGACAGGATTGCTCTGGAGATGGGTGAACTGAGAGGATACGCGGAGACCCAGATTGCTGGATATCGTAACCAAATAGGTGAGTACAGGGCTTCTGTACAGGATACCATTGATGGTGCGAACAGAGAGATAAACAGATTACGAGAACAGGGTGCTGATGACCAAGCATCCAGAGATGAACAAATTGACACTATACAAGAAAGAATTGATAGTGCATATGCAAAGATTGATGAGTACAATGTAGAATTGTTCGATAAACAATCTATTGTAAGGGACATAGAAAAAGAAGTTGGCCCGATTAAATATGTTGCCCAGTTGCTCTATGGTAACAGCGGTGCTGGTGCGGTAGATAATGCCGTCACACTTCTTATTTTATTACTGGTGTTTGTATTTGACCCATTGGCGATTGTGTTAGTACTTGCCGCCAACCTTAGTTGGAAGGAAAGGCAAGGAGAACTCATAACACCAATGACAGTTGATGAAACAGTAGTCGAAGAGCAAATTATACCAGAGGAAGAACCAGCTGGAATGCCTACCGATGAATTGCCAGAGATGGATGATTGGGTTAAGGATAAGTATGGTATTAGTTCTGGAATGGACAACCTTTCCGATAACGATAAAAAGAAGTTGGAATGGTTGATTGATAAGAAACGCAATAACACGGAGTAAAGTGAAAAATATAATGATGATTGCATTGGCGATGTTAAGTCTCGGCGCCTATGCAGAAGTAGAAGAGATTACAGTGGTAGGTGCCAAAATATATAATGGATACGCTGACCCAGTATACGACAATAACCTTTTAGAAAGTATCGATTACACTAAAAGATATGTCGCTGGTGGACTAGGTGGATTTCATGGTTTACAATTAGGTGGCACTGATACAAAACATACCGCAGTATACAAAAACGGTATGCCTGTCAATGACCCCAGTTCTGGGTGGTACGATTTTGGTACAGACTTAGTAACACATCAAAACATAAAAGTTATAACTGGCCCTAACAGTGTCAAATTTGGTAGTGGTTCCATGGCAGGTGCAGTCTTAATTGAGGATAACTTTGAAAGAAATCTTACAGTTGAGGGTGCGAAAGACCAAAGGTCAATAGTTGCTAGTTATGAGTGGTATCCATCAACTCAAGAAGTTGGAGTACAAGTTGCTCACTACAAGGGTTCTAATGGTTCAGTTATGACTGATAACACCGAAGAAGATTGGTATGAAAATACTACAGTCAAATTTGGATATGGAAATGAGGATGTAAGGGTAAACCTTGAACATGTAAACTATTGGTATGATTATGATGCATGTTGGATGATGATGCCACCTAGTGAGTGGGAAGAGTGGGATTATTGTAATACGCGAGGAGAGAAAAATACCGCTACTTTAAGAACAGAATATCTTACACTAGGGTATACAGAGAATGAGGCATATCATAATACTGGATATGAAATGCAATCCAATAGAACTTATGGTGATTTCACTGTATATAAAGATTATGGTCATGAGGTAGGAGTCACATGGGATAACGAACAGTATGAGAATAAAATTAGGAATTCTTATTCTGCTTATTACCGATGGTCAAATGACTTCATTGGGATTGGATATAAGTTTCTTGAGGGAACTGGCGCATCTGCTGAACAACATATTGTTAGGATTGGTATGGAGTGGGAAGACGCGAGATTTTCAATTGCAAATAGTTACAGACTGCCCACTTTATATGAGCAGAGAGGTGATGGATGGGTGATATCAAATCCATCTCTACAACCAGAAGAGGGTGTCGGCACAGAATTTGGATACAAGGATGTGTCCATTTACTACTATAAATTTGAGGAAGGCATCGATTTTGACTATAATAGGTATCAATATGTGAATTCTGGTGCATATTCATCACACGGAATTAGATATCAAGACCAATTTTTGCTTGACAATGGGTCTGTTTTCGTGTATACTGAGTACATAGAAACAGATAAGATTAGAGTACCTAAATACAAAACTAAAGTGAGTTATTGGAAATCTGGTTCATTTGCTGGTATCCAATGGGATACCGCTTTAGAGTATCTAGGTGAATTTGAGAAGGGGTTTGATTTTGATGGACGAGTTATTGATGATGTTAGCACTGTCAATTTTAAGTTTGGTGTTTATCTTGAACCATCTCTCTATATTATGATATCCATAGATGATTTGATGGATAACCAATTTGAGGTGTTACCAGATTATGCTGCTGCCGGAAGAACAATACGAATCAGTTTCGACAAAATACTATTTTGAGGAGAGTAAATCCATGCCCAAATTGTTTGCCAATGGGTGTTCAATTACAATAGGTGCCGAGTTAGGCGAGTTTACCCAGACATGGGATGATGGTAGAGAATATCAAGATGTTGATATAGAATACCGCACCGCTAACAGGTGGTCTACTAAACTAGCAGAAAAACTAGATATGGAACCAGTAAACATATCGAGGGGTGGAGGTTCAAATTGGAGAACATGGAGAACCACGCAAGATTTCGTTGTAGATAATGAAATACACTGTGCTGTTATACAAATGACAGAACCATCAAGATTTCAGATTCCTATCAGTTACGATTTTATATCTAAATGGCAAGAGACAGATAATGTAAACTTTTTCAATTGGGCATATGGTGGGATATATTCACCAGAAAAAGATTTAGGTGGTGGGTACGAAGAATTTTCGCATTGGAATACAGGCGAGATGAATAATCTGTTTAGTTTTCAAAATCATGTGGGCAATCAAACTACAGAGAGAACGCAGAAGGGAACTCACTATGAAAATATGAGAGATGAACTTGCTGGGTATTGGTTGTTCAATACGCAGATACAGAATTATTTTGATTATCTAAGACATGTATTATACTTACATAATGTATTTCAGTGTCATGGTGTACCGCATCTTATCATAGACGCATTAGAAGGTTGGACTATGTGTCAATTCTTAAAAAAGGAATTAGAGACAGTTGCCCATACCCAAGAGGATAAGTTATTCCTAATGTTAGAAAGCAATCCAAAGATGTTCGGATTGGTAATTACGGACTTTCACGAATTAGACAGGAAGGTTTTAAGTACATGGTTTGAGTATATTAGAAAGTCCCAGATGAGTACAAGATTTAACAAATTATTCAAGACAGTGGCAACATTAAATAATTTTGACGGTCACTCATATAGAAAGTATTTTAGTAAAATTACTATGGAATGCCCACGCGAAGGCATGAATGATATGTACATAGGGTCAATGCCGAATGGTCACCCCGATGAGGCAGCTCATTTGCAATTCGCGGAAAGAATGTTCAGTGAAATCAAAAGGAGAAATATATTATGAACGCAGTGAAATATAGTAGGTCACAAATCAGTGACATTTTGGTAGAACACCAAGCAACTATTGGTTATACCAAGAAGGATGGCACTTCAAGAGATGTACACGCTACATTGATGCCTAGTATCATTCCAGAGGTAAAAAATCCTGCCCCAGTGAAGGAAACTCACTTGACAGTATTTGATACCGAAAAACAGCAGTGGAGAACTCTGCTCATGGATGGTATTACAAATATATCTTCAGTTAAGTAAAAAAACGCTTGACACTTGGACTAGACTTGTGTTATCATATATAGCTATGATACACAAGGAGTCCAATAATGGCAAAAAGAATAACTAAGGACGATTTTCGTCCAGACAAACCGAAGCGTAGGCGTAGAAAACCTATGACTGAGGAACAGAAAGCTGCCGCTGTCGAAAGATTAGCGAAAGCGCGTGAGGCGAGGTTGAAAAAGAACCCGCCTAAATTGAAGCATGTACATCCAGATGTATTAGCGAAACCCGATGACGATTGGTTATCATATAACAAGGTCAAGGGTTGGATTAAATACAACAAAGAGATGATACCGTCCATCAAACAAGAGATAAGGGCGAATCAAAAGGGTGCGATTGCTAGACTTGAATCAGTTAAAGGTTACATTAGACAAATGGAAACTTATCTGAAACATAATGTATGGTTATCTAATTTCGCAGGCGAAGACCAAAATAAAAAGGTAGTCTGGGAATGTGTTGTTCCAGCATACGACAAAGAAGGCAATATCAAACGCCAGAGGGGGGTCTATTACAAAGACCTTGGATTTGTATGGGGAGAGCAAGACGATGATATTGATTGATTATAATCAAATTAGTATCGGCAATCTCATGGCGGAACTCAATGGTTCTAAAGATGGCGATATTAATATAGATTTGGTTCGCCATATGATACTCAATACTTTGCGAAGTTATAAAACAAAGTATGGTGAGGAGTATGGTGATTTGGTTATTGCTTGTGACAACAGACGATATTGGAGAAGACAAGTATTTCCCCAATACAAGGCAAGTAGAAAGAAAACACGCGAAGATAGTGGATATGATTGGACATCTATCTTTGAGGGTCTTTCACTAGTCAGACAAGAATTACAACAGCACATGCCGTATCCAGTTATTGATGTGGATGGTGCTGAGGCAGATGATGTAATTGGTACACTGGCAGAGTGGAGTCAGTCAAATGATTTGGTACAGGATGGTTTATTTGAATCGCCTAGACCATTTCTTATTGTATCTGGTGACCACGATTTCCAACAGTTACAGAAATGGGATAATGTTGTTCAATTCTCACCAATGAAAAAACGGTTCATCAAGATTAAAGAACCCGCTGAACATATACTGAGGGAACATATTATTAGAGGTGATAAAGGCGATGGAGTGCCTAACATTCACAGTGATGACGATTCATTCGTTGAGGGTAGGAGACAAAGACCTATCAGAAAAACACTGGTTGCTGAGTGGAAAACACAGAAACCAGAGGAATGGGTAACAGGTGAAATGGCTGCTGGTTATATACGAAATAAAACTATGGTTGATTTATCGCAGACACCAGCAGAAATCAAGGAACAGATTGTTTTCCAGTACACTCAACAGCTCAATAAGTCGGCTGAGGACATGTATAAATACTTTACGAACTTTGGTCTTGACAGACTTATTGAAGTAATTGATGAATTTTAATGAGGTAAAATATGAGAAAATTTAGACAAATGAATGAAGGTTTCGACTATGTATTTGAAGGCGAAACCGTAGACGAGCAAGTCACTCGTTTAAAAGAATGGGGACAAACCAACCAATGCCTAGTTCCGATAGTGCGAATTGGTGTAGGTGCGGAGAAACCAGAATGGGGATTACCAGAAGGCATGCCCGAAACCACTAAAATTGAAGAGGATACGCCAGATGGATTAGGTGCAACATCTATCCAAATGGAATGGCGTAGAATCAAGCAATTTACAGACCCAAATTCTAATATGAAGAATCTACCAACTTGGAAACAAGAAATGAATTGGTTACAGATTCTTGAGGGCGTACATCCAGAAGAGGCAAAGATATTAACATCTGTAAAAGATGGTGCTTTACTTGGACTATACCCGAAGTTAGAAAAACTCATGGCACCCTTGGGAATTACCGAGTATAACAAACCCAAGAAAACTAGAAAAACCAGAAAGAAAAAGGAAGTATAATGGCAGATTTGACCAAACAATTAACCCATACTTTGAGAATCTATTTCGATAGTCAGATAAACAAGCATAAAATCAATGTACAGATTTTGATGCAGAAAGGCGTGGGAGTTGCAGAACATCCAGATATAATGCAAACGATTGAGGATGAACTTGGCAAGATTGCTGAATTCAAGGATAAACTAGAAGCACTAGATACACTTGATATCGCAGATGAAAATCAGTTGAGTTTTTTAAGGGAAGATGGAACGAGCCAGTAGATTCTTTTTATTCAAATGTGGTGGTTGGAAGAATGAATTTTGGATTGTAGATGAACATAGTCTACAGGAAGTTCCAAAACCACGCGAGATGATAATCAAATTCTCTACCGTTGAAAAGGTCAGAGAATATGTTATTACACAAAACCCACAAGACCTACCAATAGTCGATAGGTGCAGAGACCGTACCGCTTGGCACACGCCAGAGGGTCGAGAACGCATCAAACAGGCAAAACTGGGTCAAAGTAACCCCAATTCTACAGGACTGTCAGAGGCGCATAGAGCGAAGATATCGCAGACTATGACAGGTACTAGACAGGGTGAATTCAATCCTATGTATGGGCGAACACACAAAGCGCATACCATAGAACTAATCAGACAGAAGGCATTTGCACGCCCTAAAATGAGGTGGTGTGTAGAACCGTCTGGCAAGTCCCATTTGATACGCGCTGACGGTGAAATACCCGAAGAGTGGCAATGGGGACGATATTACGACAAATATAGACCAAATGAGTGAATTTTTTTATCAATTTTTTTGCTTTTCTCAATTAAATCAATGACTTACAGAGGCGGATTTATCGCTATTTTCCTTGACTTTTGCCCTAAAATATGGGATCATATACATGTAATTAGGAAAGTGAGAGAAAATATGACAAATAAGATAAATTTCGTTGGTGCAAATAATGGTGGTCTTGAGTTCGTTCTTGAGAATGATACTTATGAAAACAAAGTTGTTGGTAAGAACCTTGAAGAGTGTGCTTTGATTATCGCAAAACACGGTCTTGCTGACAGAGTGATGGGAAGTTCTTCAATGGACTTTGCTAGTGAGGATGGATTTGAAACCGATGATGGTGCGATGACTATGTACCAATATGCAATTAAGTTAAGTGGAGTATAAAATATGACAGGATTAGTAGAAACAGAATTGACCGTGACTATGGAACAATTAATTGAGAAAATGGGTGCGCCCAAAGGCACTACCTATGAACAGTTGGATGAAGGGCAACAGGCACATATCGATGCCTACTGTGAACAGTTTGATGATGAGATTGACCACGATGGTGGGCAGTGTTATTGTGGTGAGTACAATTGCCCAGAAGCGTATGAACATGCAACGAGTGGGTGGTAAGTGAAAAATTTTGCAGAAAAAGTAATTCTAACCGATTGTGATGGAGTCTGCCTAGATTGGGAGACTGCATTTTTCACATGGATGGCGCATAATGGGATGAACCCAGTAGGCGAAGATTGGAAACTCCAGTATAAAGTTTCCAACAGATTTGGAGTAACGCAGAAAGAAGGTCAGAGGTTGACTAATCAGTTCAACAGTTCTGCTGCTATTGGATTCTTGCCCCCATTGAGGGACGCCCAGTACTACATCAAGAAACTTGCTGAAAAACATGGGTACAAGTTTGTCGCTGTCACTAGTTTGCATAGTGACCCATATGCTCAAGAGTTGAGAACCCAAAACCTTAAAAAGTTATTTGGAGAGGACACATTCATTGAGTATTATTACTTGGATTGTGGTGCTGACAAAGATGAAATATTAGAAGAGTTGAGTCATAAATACTATGGCGCGCCTTGGGTCGAGGACAAATATGTCAATGTTGAAGTTGGCATGAAAGTCGGATTTCAAGGATTTCTAATCGAACACGGGCATAACCTAAATTACAAAGGAAATGCCACCATTGTCAAGAATTGGGAGCAAATCTATGACACGCTTACTCAAGGAAGTTGACCACGATTCGGGCGAGGAATTTGATTCCTTTTGCCACGAGTTATTTCACCAGAATTGTACAGAGAGGGAAGCGTATAACGAACCGCTGCTCTCATATGATGAATATGTAGCAAAGAACATGGATTTTCTGGTGGAGACATTTAAAAAGAGGAATTAACATGGGTATAGAAGTACTCGCCGGCTTGTTCGGCATTTCAGTGTATGTGGCGTATTCGCTAGGATTCAGAAAAGGAACATCTACATCAGCACAGGTAACTATGCTGATGATGAGGGAGTTTCTAAATGAAAGTCAAGGCAGTGATTGGACAGACATCACATTAGGTAAAAACTTTAACAGGGTACATCGATGGATGCAACAGGTCGAAGATGCCACGGAAGAATCCTAGTCTAATACAATACCAGAAAATGCTTTCCGAATTCAATTGGAATTGGGAGGCGGAAACTGAGATAGCGATGTTGGATATATCTGCTGCTCAGAGAAGGAAACAGGAGAAGAGGGAAAACGAATTAATTGATTACAGTCTGGTGTCGCCGATGCACACTGAGTTATACAATGCCCATTTCGTTTTTGCTACTGAGGATGGCCCGAAACCAAAACTGGAGAAAGCGGGAAAAGAAAACGGAAAAACTGTCTACAAAATCATACACGATGAGGATGACGGTTTAATTTTTGATTGGAGAAAACAACATGTACGAGTATAATATAGTAATACAACGCTGGGTGGATGGCGATACAGTCGATGTCGATATAGACTTAGGCTTTGGAGTATGGTTAAATGACCAGCGAGTAAGACTGGCGGGTATCAATGCCCCAGAGAGCAGAACGCGAGACTTAGAAGAGAAGAAACTAGGACTGGCGGCAAAAGACTTCTGTAAGAATTTCTGTAAGGAAGGCGAGTATGCTAAATTGGTATGTAAGAAATACGATTCCAAGGGCAAATTCGGAAGGATTCTAGGAGAGATTTGGAGCATAACGAATTACGCAGATAAATCATTGAACGAATATTTACTTGATAAAGGACACGCTACAGAATATCATGGCGGCAAAAGGTAGTCTATCCAGAAATCTTATAACAGGCGGTTGCTCATTCACGGCAAACATGACGCGAGAAACCCTAGCATGGGCTGAACAACTATCTGAGAAATACGATAATGTGATTAACACCGCTGAGATGGCAAGCGGGAATCAGATTATCTGTGACAGGATATGCTACGAATTAAGTAAACCAGAAGTCACGAGTGAGAACACAATGGTCGCTGTCATGTGGTCATCGCCCTTTAGAAAAGAATTCCTATTCACATATGATGACCCAGACTATACAGATATATGGCAAAAATTCAAAGACAGAATAGGATTCAGCAATTATATTCTAACCGATAAACAACACGAGAAACATTCCACATCTAACTGGCTTATAGTAGGGGGCGGATATGGCATATGGAATTACGAAGTAACGCCGCTGGACGCTAGATTGAAAAACTATTTTACTGATATATGGAATCCAGAAGAGGCGTA